TACATCTACTAGTTCATCTGCAACACAACAGATATTGTTTTCCGATGCAACTTCAGGTAGAGGCAAATTAGTCTATTACCATAATGGAGATTCGTTGGCGTTTGAGACACTTTCTGAGGAGCGGATGAGAATCAATGGCTCGGGAAATGTTGGGATTGGAAATACAGATCCAGGCACATTGCTTCAGGTCGCAGATAGTAGTGACAATGGTGCAATTCGAGTTGGTGGCAATAATGCTGGTGCAACTGGTTTAACTCTTAGTTACAGCAACTCTGGCAACACAACGACTACTATTCTGCAAAACTATCGACAAAGCAGTGATGATGCTCTATTAAAACTTGACGCTGGATACCTTACTTTTCATACAAGTACTGCTGGTACTGAGCGGATGAGGATAAAAGCTGATGGGGCGAGTCAGTTCTTTAGCAACGCAAATACAACGACCGTTAGAGCTGTTAATGGCAGCAGCTCTGGCAGTTCGCATAGGTTGTTTTACGGTCTACATTCTGGGAGTTCTGTCAGTAACGGAACAGCCATCTATTCAATCTTTACCAACGGAACTGTTGGAACTCCTTCTGATATTCGTTTAAAGAAAAACGTTGAATCCACTCGTAATGGCTACCTAGATGACATCGCCAATCTGCGCGTTGTTAAGTATCACTGGAAAACACAAGAAGATGCTGAGCCTAAAGAGCTTGGTCTTATTGCACAAGAAGTCGAAGAAATATTTCCTGGGTTAATACACACGGAAGGGGAGGGTGATGATGAGGTTAAAGAAATTAAACGCTCTGTTCTTCCTTTTATGCTTTTAAAAGCTTTGCAAGAGGCAAACACAAAAATTGAAACCCTAGAAGCCAAGGTCGCAGCTCTTGAGGCTGGTTGACAGTAATCCGCCCCGTGGCAACGCGGGGCTTTCCATTTACACTGATTCTGCATTCGTTTAACTATGGCAAACACCTACGTCTGGAAAGTCGGTCAATGTGATCGCACTTTGTCTGATGGCATGATCAACACGCTCCATTACACAGTCAATGCCACTGATGAAGATGGAACGTATAGCGTTGGCGCTTATGGCTCTGTTGGTCTTGAGCCTGCAGATGCAAAAGACATGGTTGCTTATGACGATGTGACTGAAGCGCAAGCAATCACCTGGGCGCAAGCCGCTATTGGCGGAGCAGACAAGGTTGCATCGATACACGCAGCCTTAGATGCACAGCTTGTCGAAAAGAAAACCCCGACCAAAGGTGCAGGCGTACCTTGGAGCGCTTAATGCAACGACCTGATCCAATGATTCCTTGTAAACCTGGTGCGGAGGATGTGCAAAGCATGTCTAACCGCACCACATGGCTAGAGGAGTTGTACTTCTTAGATGGCCGTGATCAAGCAGACCATCCTCAGCGTGGTTTGTTTACTGGGTTGTCTGAGAAGTATCAAAACCTCTCTTCAACGGACAGTTATTGACGGTCTGCCAACACAGTGACACACTCTCACAACTGTCACAGTGACAGTTCCAGTAACCTATCAACGGAAAACGTTCAGTCTCTTCCTAATGATCAAATCTCTGATTGTGAGTGGTGCCGTCGTTACGGCAGCTGCGCTGGCATCTCCTGTTGTCGCAGGTCCTTACGTCAACGTGGAAAATAACTCTGCGTACTCTGACGGGTTCTCTGGTGCGGTGACAGATCTGCACGTTGGCTATGAAGGCGGCGAAGGTGCTTACAGCTTCTATGCACAGGGCGGTTTTGCATTGGTGGATGACACCGATGAAATCAATACTGAACTGTCTGGAAAGTTTGGTGGCAGCATTGGCCTTGCTGATACTGGCTTGAACCTCTACGGCGAAGTGTCAGGTATCACCACTGATGACGATCCTGCTTTTGGAACGAAAGTAGGTGTCAAATTCCCATTTTGAGCTAGCTTATAGCTGAGACGTGTTCGCCCTCTCCTGGTCTCACACAGCAGGAGGGGGTTTTTTCTTGCCATGCAAAAAGTTTTCAACGTTTTGTCTGTCGCATCCTTTGTGATGAGCGGCGCAATGGTTATTGGAACGGTGGTTCTCTATACGCGAATTCCATCAATGACCAAGCTTTACATCAGTGAGTTAAAGCTAGAGCTAACTGAACTGGTGCTGAATGCAATGCCCAAGCAAATTGAAGAGGCGATGCCAGAGTTACCAACAAAAACTGGCTTGCCGATTAAGTTTCCATGAGTGATCAGGTCAATTCACCGTCCCATTACAAACAAGGTCGCATTGAAGCGATTGAAATTATTGAGGATGTAGTTGCTGGAGCGCCTGAGCCTGTGATGGGTTATTTGGTAGGCCAAGCGTTGAAATATTTGTTACGTGCTTGGCATAAGGATAATGCTGGCCAAGACCTGCAAAAAGCAGCGTGGTATTTGAACCGTGCCATTGCCAGACTCAATCCCTAGGTGACCATTCTGGTATTTGCAGTTGGATCGTCGTCATCATGTGCTTCTGGCCCAAAGCTTTCAGCCTTAATTTTTGCCATATCAGGTTCTGGAGCGGGAGCTTCTGTTTTTTGCTCAAATGATGCAAGCCATTGACGCAAAGCATCTCCTGTTGGGGTTTTTGGCGGCCATTTAACAAATTTCAGCAGCGCCTTCGGATCAGTGAATAGTCTTGATCTCTTGCCCGACAAACAGGTGTAAACGTAAGGCGGCCCTTCGCGTTGCTTGGTACGTTCAATCCAAAGCTCGCCTGCTGTAAACCGTTCAGACTTCATGCCAGAAATTCCTGAGATTGGGATTGGAGCGGTAAACGTGCCGGTTATTCCGGCTTGGCGAAGTATGCCGCCTCAAAGCATTCCCACTGAACCGCCAGTCACTTTGCAGCTTGGCTTTCCAGTTATTCAAGTGCCTGGTTGCGTTGAGTCTCGCAATACACAGCCAGGTAACCAAAAGGCCTATGACAACGACCCGAAGGGCAACTTTGTGGTTTGCGATGGAACGATGCCGTCATTCAAGCCATTAGATTTTTCACCAGCACTGCAACCGCCTGAAGGTGTAAAGCCGCCAAAGCTAGATACTGGAGAGGATAAGCCGAAAGAGACAGCCAAGACTCAATCGGCCATAAACCCCCTGCCAGCTGCTGAATCTGGCATTCCTATATTACCGGAAGAATTGCCTTGTCCACCCCCTGATGCAATACCTATAGGAGCAAAAAATAAATTACAAACCGCTGTAATCGTTGGGTATGAGGTGGTTGATGGCAAGTGCGAGCCACAGCTTGAGTTATTGCCTGTAGCAAAGATTGTCGGTAACTATTTACCTGGAGCGCCTGTTGTCATGACAACTGCAGCAATTGCAGCAGTGGCAACAACTAGTGCCATTGTTGCAAAACCTTTAGGAGATTTTTTGCTCAAAGCAGTCAAGCCAATTGTGAAAAAGACAATTAAAAAGATCAAGGAAAAACTTACCAAAAAAGTGGTTATTGAGTCTGCTTTTGAGCGTCGGAAGGGGCAACGCGCTTTGAGGAGGTAGGAATTGAATGTGTGTGGGGCGGTATGACTCCAGGTGGATTAACTAGGACGACATCAGCGCAGATTTTGGCGTAAGGCGAGTCAGGATGAAACATGACGCCCTCCTTCATAAGGTTGGCGCAGTTCTTCAGTCTTGCGATCTCGTAATTGAGCCTGGAATCAGCAAGCTTTGCATCTAATAACGCGACTTGTTTTTCTGCTGCTGCTCTGCATGTTCTGACGTGTGAGCGGTCAAGCGGTACTGAAATCGTTGCTGTAATCCCGCCATTAATTGAAAAGTTTGTTTTCTGGCCTGTTCTAACTGGTTTATAAAAAAGGATAGCGCCCGGATTATCGGGCCTGCCATCTGGGATGGCATTACCTTCCGAATCAAACGCGCCAGTAATATCGAGAGTATCAAAAACTGGGTCTGCATAAGTTGCCTCGTAAGGATCAGACCAGCCTGTTGTTGAGCTTATGAATGGGTTGATATTTAGCGTTGCACCTTGGCAACTAATTCCACCGCCATACGTCCAAGACATGTTGCGACTCGGTACTACTTGGACAGCCTGATTTGTGACGCTTCCGCTACTGTTTGCGACAGGAGCTGCAGTGCTACTTACCTGCGCTTGCACTGGAGCGGAAAGCAGCAAAAGCGTTGCTATGACTCGCTTCATTGCGTAAACGTACTTGTAGTTTCCGTAAGAGATTCGATGTCTGTTTCACGGTTAATCAGCGTATGGTTGACAAGCCCTGGCCCCATTAAAGTTTCAACGAACTGGAAGCTAGCTGCTTGATTTACTATGCGCCATTCTGGCTTTTGCGCTGGATCTAATCCTCGCCAAACACTTGCAATACCATTAGCAGTATTGGTAGTCGTGACTAAAGCCATAGGAGCAAGAGGCCCGTCTGGCTCTATGTTTGTTCCGCTTGCGCTGTACTCATAACCAGTCCTGTACTCGTAAGAGTTTATAACTTCAGTAACTTTTGTTTTGGTAGTTGTCGAAGAAGACAAAACCCCTTGCTGGAAGTTAGGGACCACAGGCACCGCTTTTGTTGGAGCGGCAAGAAGGATTAGCGAGAATACAAGCCAATACCAAAGCATCACTTGATCGTCAGTTCTTGAATAACTTGGCCGATTGCAGTAGTGCCAGAATTTCCAGCTGTAATCGTTAAAGCACCATCAGTTGCAATTGTTCCAGCCAAAGTGCCTGCGACCCCTCCAGAAGTTGTCGTTGTGCTGCCAAATATCGGGAGTGCTGGCACTACTCCTGATGTGACTGTTGTTGAGAGGACTGTCGGAACATCGTCTCCTTCTGTATAGCTTTCGCTGTAACTAAAAGCATCACCAGCAGTGGTAATACTGTACTCACCTGGAGTATAACCAAGAGCAGTCCCTGAAGTAAGAGTGCCGAGCACTGGCTCAGTACTAAGAGTGACGTTAGAGCCAGATACCGCAAATGAAGACGGTATTCTTGTGGCGACAGATCCCGCTCCATCAACTGACAAAGAAACTGACGATTGAATTTTATGGGTTATGTCTGCTTGTACTGGAGCGGCAAACAGTGTTGCTATTAATACAAAAAGAGAGCGTTTCATTTTGGTTTTGCCGTAGAGGTCTGTTCTTTGATTGTAGGCTCATCTTTTTTCTTCCTGTTGTTACCCACAGCTAGCCCGAAGGAAGCTGCTGTGCCACTTAAGATACTGGCTGGATAAGTTGGATCTAGGGACTGCTTGAAGACGCCAAGGTAGTTGGCAGTAAGAATTGCCATTGCCCAGCCAAGCAACACAACCTTAATTACGTCACCTAAGCGGGAGTTGGATTCTTCCTGTTCTTGCTTTTCAGTGATTTCTGCCATGATGGTGGAACGCTAGAGGTCGAATGGTGGTTGAAATCTGGGCAGCTGTAGCTGGAGCAAGCGTTGGCGTTGCTTCTGCTGGTCTAACGGGAATCAACCGCTCAAGCCAGCAAGGGAGGGATTCCTTGGTGCGTTTAACGACTGCTGTGGATAATTTAGCGGGCAGGATGGACATCCTCCACGCAGACATCAGGACTAGGGACCAAGAGATTTTTGCTCGACTATCGAATCTTGAGCAATCAGTGGCTCGACTTGAGGGTCATAGCAATCGGAACTAATGTGTCCGTGTAGTCAAAGGAACTCCAATGCTTTTGATTCTCAAGCCCTTTGTCATGGCAATGTGGCGCTCCAAAGCTTTCAAAGAGCTGATTATTGCGATGTTGGAGCGTGTAGTGCAGCGCACGGATAACGACTTGGATGATTTAGCGGTCAAGCATTTAAAGACTTTGCTGTTTCCTGAAACTCGCGTTGACCATTGAAACGTCTGATGGCACTAGCTCTTTTACCGTTCTTCCAATTTTTCCGTGGTACGCCCCACCAGTTGGCTGCTGTTAAGGAGCTTGAAGAGCGAATGCCGCAAGACCTTTTGGAGGAAGAAGACAACGCATGGTTTGATGCGTGGAAAGCAAGCGGCATTGACCAAGAAGTCTTTATGCCTTATTTCAGCCAGTTCGACAATGAAAGTGGAACTGGATACCGAGAGTGTTTTAGTTCAGCAGCTGCCATGGTGGCAGCGTTTTACAACAAAGTTAAAACGGACGATGAATACAACACTATTCGCGTCAAATACGGTGACACTACATCTGTTGATGCTCAGATACAAACTCTAAGAAGTCTTGGATTAAATGTCGAGTTCCGCAAAGATGGCGACTCTGATCTAATTGAATTAGAGATTGAAAGGGGTCGTCCAGTATTGGTTGGTTGGTTGCATCATGGTGATGTATTGAGAGGCGAAGCTCCGCATGGTGCAGGCCATTGGAGCGTTATCAGTGGATATGCAGGAAAGTATTCAAATGATCCTGAGTGGATTATGCAAGATCCACGCGGTTTGCCTGACATGGTGCGTGGCGGTCATAAAAATGCCCATAGAGGGCGTAATGCAAGAGTGCGACAGTCTGAGTTTTATCCAAGGTGGTCTGTTGATGGACCTAAAACTGGGTGGGTGATTTTGGTGGATGACCTGTAAGGTAGGTTTTTGGCAACAAGACGTGGCAGTGCTTTGCGACTGGGAAATCAAAGCCCGGTGTGACAAAAATAATATGGTTGTGCCATTCAATCCAGAGCTATTGAATCCAGCAAGTTTGGACGTATTGCTAGGCAATCACCTAATGATTGAAAGCATTTTCAGCCCTGACTTAATTCGTGTTGACATCTCGCACTACACAGAAGAAGAGCCGTACAGACTGGAACCCGGCGAGTTTTGCTTGGCTGAGACAATTGAGTTATTTAACTTGCCCAACGACATCAGCTGCCAATTTGTACTCAAATCAAGCCGTGCAAGATCTGGTCTTAATCACTTGCTTGCTGGTTGGTGCGATCCAGGCTGGCACGGATCACGACTGACTCTTGAGCTAAAAAACGAAAGAGTACATCATGCACAAATGTTATATCCTGGCATGAAGATTGGTCAGATGGTATTTCATGCAATGTCTAACGTTCCAATGAAAAGCTATGCAGAAACTGGGCATTACAATAATCATTTAACGGTAATGCCAAACGTTGCATGAGTTGGTATGTCGTTTGGAGTTATCTGACCGCGTTTTGGACGACAGTCGTTATTGGCTGTATGGACCCGTACAACTTTAAATACTGTGTACGGGTGGATCAGTGGCTGTTTCCTGCTGTCGGTGACATCATGCGTGCAAGGGAGCCATACGCTTCTGAACGCCGTTACTTGGATTTATTGGAGCGTTCCAATGGACTGGATGATTATCGAGCCAAGCCTAGAAGCACAGCTAAACCTTGAATACAGCTGCCGTGGAATTAAGGAGGGAACAGATTTGGCTCAGATGCAAAATTTATGCGTAGCGCTTATACAGCAGAATTTTTATCAACGTCTGATGTTGCGTCAGGCGATAAACCACATTGGGGATCTGGAGTCTCGGAACATTCTTCCGTAGTTTTGGCGCGTCGAGTTTGTGCGCGTCCTTCAAGCCTGGCATCTACTGCCTGTTGCCATTTTTGCTTGTCTTTAACGACTGCATCACAGTAAGAGTCTTCATCAAGAGTCTCTGCAAGATAGTCGTAGACGATGTTTCGTATGAGAGCAGAGGGTTTGAGGTTATGCTTTTCCGCTTCGTCAAGAAAGAGTTGACCGCGAAACGGTTCAAGTAAGACTTGGATATATACGCGGTTTCCGTGTTTTGTCGCCATCGACCAATACTGTATTACTGCAACCTTACCATGTTATTGAGTTGTCAACTTTTTTCTTCCAAGCAGTTGCTTGAGATTGTCTTGCACTGGTGCGTTGATTTCGGCTGCCAGCGCGTACCTCTCTTGCACGCTCCAAAAACATGGCAGCTCTTTGCAGATCGCCAGTAGTGGAGCGTGAAATGGCTTTTTTAAGCCGATCCATGATCAGCTGTCGCCCTGACTGAGGATGAGACATTTGCCATGTCTAAGCATTAACCAGCTTATTTAACCATTTAAAATCCCTTAATTCAAAAGGGGATAAAACGCATATATCAACGCCGCATTCCAGGGCGGCTGATACCTCGCTTTGAAAGTAGTCAGGATTGTTTTCATAAGTTATCTGCTCAACGGACACAACATTGTCGTCTTCGTCGTAGGCAGTAAACCTGACAATTGCAAGTGGGAGATGGGTGTCATCCTTGTTGGTGCAGAACTGAAAGCTAGTCATCCGTATCATTTTTGCTTTGGTTAAACAATTCGTAGACAACGCAGGCGACGATGCTTTCAGCTTGTTGCCTGTCAAGACCGTAACTGTAACGACGACGTACTTCCATAACAGTTTTACGAAAAGCATCAGTCGTAATGCCAACAGGTTTCAGTGGAGCGGCAAGTCGTTCGCGTATCAATTCTGAGCGTGGAATGCCCTGATAATCAGCTTGTTTTTGCAAACGATCTAAAACTTCATCAGGTAAATAAGTGTTGACTTGCTTCATTAAATAGCAGCGATTTTGAACATTACTAGTTTATTGCACGAAAGGGCTATGAGGGTTTTTGTTTGGACTTTTTAGCTTTTGTCTTTGGCTTGGCTTTTGGCCTAGCAGCTCTAGCGCGTGAACGCTCCAATGCCAACTGAAGCGTTTCTTCTCTGCCTGGAGGTTCTGGGATTCCAGCAGTTTTGAGAATGTTGGTCCAATCCATCTCTCGCGCGTATAGATGTGAAAACTGTCCCTTTTGCCCAAATCGCAGTCATGTCAATGGATTTGGATAGGGACAGCCTATAGGGACAACTAGATTTGTCCCCGTTCTTCTTCAGTTAGTTCAATCTCAACCGCTCCATCCATTAAAGGGGGACATAAGGGCATGTCCCCATCGCTTTGTCCCGTACCAGATACCGCTCCATCACTAGCTTTTCTAGTGTTAGGGGACACGCTCCATACCTCTCCACGCGCGAGATTAGCTTTGTATTGTTTGGAGCGGGAACCTTCTGGGACGCATGAGACTATCAATTGCTGAGCTTCCAGTCTTTGGAGCGTTTTCTTGATTGCAGCTGGAGAGCCAGCAACCAAACGATCTGCCATCAAGTCAGTTTTGGTACGTGACTCTGGGTAAGCAGTCCTTAAGCGACTAAGCACCCTGCCTTGCACGGAGGATGGAGCGGTGTCATCAGGATCCATCTCAGGGGTGAAATCAGCGATATAGAAATCAAGGTCATCGTTTTGCCCAAGAATCAAATGCGTGCCAGAGCGTCCTGAGCGGCTTTTCTCCACCTCAATCAACCGTTCATGTGGTTGCAGCTGTTGCTGCTGCTTGGAGCGCTTCTGAGGGTCGTTTTCAGAGCGCTTAAGGCTCCATGTCTCATCCACTGCATCGCGGATAGCTGAGGTGCCTCTAAAACCACCATTCTTGTTGGCGTGATGGATGATCAAAATTGTGGTTGCAGGGAACAAGTCGCCGTTGTTTTTGGTCAACCAATAAAGGGGAGTTGCAAAGTCAGACTTATTTTCATCAAATGCTCGCCCTCCAGAGCAACCAATCAAAGAATCAATAACAACTAACTTTGGCTTATATGTTTCCATTAATTTGATGAACTGGGCATAGCGTTGAAGTTGCCAATCAGTCTGAATAAAGGTTTGATCTGTAATTGGAAAGTCAGCTTCAATTAGTTGTTCTTTCAGCTGGATCAAAGGCTGATCACCGTTTAACAGCAAGACAGGGCCTTGTTGTGTTGGAACGTCAGCACCACGAACTTTGAAAGGTTTTCCACTGACGATATGCTTTGCAAGAGCCCAAGCAGCAGTTGATTTACCATCGCCACCAGCGCCATATATAAGAATAACCGAAGGATGCGGAAGGACGTCAGGAATAAGATATTCACGTTTTTCATCTAGCTCCATCAACTTTTCTACAGTCATAAGTGATTGAGCTTTGTCGTAAGCAATTTGATCAACAATTAATTTTTCAAGAGCTGTTTGATCGCGGTAACCAGCTTGGAGCGCAAGAGAATTTAGCTTGTAATTTACTTCAGCAGGGTTGTCGAGTTCAAGAATCTGGAAAGCACGTCGAATTACCTCTTCATATTCAAGAGTCGATTGCCTAAATTCTTGCACTTGTTTTTCTTCTGCTGAACTAACAACTTTTGCTATGTCTTCTGAAAATCGATGACGTTTAGGATCTTGGAGGTCGGCTAATCGAATCAGAGTGCCTAGGCCAACGCCGTTACCTTTGAAGGAGTGCCAAATATGCTCGCAAGGATTGCCGTCTTTCCATTCATCTTCAAAATCTGGATCATCTGAAGACCAAGAAGACCAAAGCATCATTCCAGCTTCTGTAGGAAGAGCGGAATTGATAGCCATGCCAATTTTGACCCAATGATCGCGTGATCCTCTGCCTTTATTAGGAATTACGCTGAGGCAGTCTTTGATAATTTGAAAGAGTTCATCGTCGGTGCGATCAGAAAAATCTAAATCACGTTTAACAATAATTTTTGGAGGTTCACGCATTTCAGCGAGCAGCCAATCTGGAACGGCAGGAATGTTATTGAGGTCGCCTTCTAATTTATATTCTCCAGGCTCAGAATTGTCACCGCCAGGATAGGCACCAAAGATGACGCCTTGTTTCTTGGAGTTCCAGAGAATTTCATAATCGTTATTACCTAGGCCGCGACCTTTGATGTCTGCCCAATGTTCTTCTGGAACACGAAATATAAATTTTGCAGCATTTGCGCGTGTCGAAGTAACCATTGGAGCGCCTGCTAAGGAGTCTCCCCAGTGCTTCATCCAACGCTTGAGGTTGTGGTCAACGTCAAGAAAAACGATGCCATTGCCACGAATGCCAGTGAAGATTCCTACAGCCTTGAGATCGGGGTTACGTTGGAGCGCCAGAGCTACGTCAGCTGGCCCAAACTTCTGATCAAAACTAGCCTTTAGAGGTTGTTTGCCACAAAACCCACGCGCTTCGTTTTTGGCATGAATTGGAGCGTAAACAAGCCCTTCTGGGAGGGTCTTGACGAAATCTTGTAGCATCGTGTAAGATTTGAATGAGAGTAAACTGCAACCCGATTCACCCCTTGATCCCTAGGGCGAGTCGGGTCTTTTTTTAGTTTACCCGAACTTGACAGCAGGTCAATCACGGCCTACAGTATCAAAGCGTCAAATGAGACGCGACATTTTACCGAGACATTCACGTGAAAGTTTCTGACGATTTTCTGGCAACACTTGAGCCACAGAACGAAGAGCAATCAACAGATAAACCGTATCTTCGTCCAAACAAAATCGAGATAGGCAAGCCTGCTGTTTTTGCATTGCTCCAAGAAGACCCTATGGAGTATTGGCTGGTCTGGGGCACGCCTAAAGAAGGTGGAAACAATTCACCGTTTCGCTTTCTTGAGCATCCTTCCGATGAAGACATTGAGTTGGAATTGGGACGGGATTTTACCCGTGCTGAAAACTGGGACAAAAACGGTCCAGACAAAGTATATAAAGCTTTGACTTGGCCGATTTACAACTGGCAGAAAAAGCGTGTTGAAATTCTTGAGATCACTCAGATTTCAATTTCTCGTCAGTTTGTTAAATATGGTTTGCATAAAACCTATAGCAAAAATCTTCTTGATTGGGATTTTCAGCTCGACAAAGGCAATGCCGGTGGCAAAACTAAATATGAATTGATGATTGTGCCTCGCGACGAGGATGAGAATGATGACATGCAAATGGCAAAAGATTGGAAGGCTGCTCAAAAGGCAGGTTTTGATTTAAGCCGTTTAATTGGTGGCGGAGATCCATTCAAGGAAGAATAAAAACAGTGGGCTTCAACGCCGGCCAGGAGGTTGTGTAAGTCCCACTGTTCCTTTATCCCCCACGTAGAACGATGACCACCACCACCTCGCAGCACAGAAGAAAAGGCAAGGCAAAGATTTTGCGGAAAGTCGAGCATAAAGGCTTGGCTATTGGTGAAGTTTGCTTTGATGTCTCAGATGACAATTCTGAGGTTGGCAAAGAGACCATGTTGTTCTTTAACAAGACAAAACAGTCTTGGATGCTTGATGCTCTTGACATTGGCGATGAAGTTGGCATTGAATTGCCATTGAGAGAAGGTCGAGGCCCAGATTTAATTACTTGGGTTTTACCTACCTACGCTCAGCCTGAAGAGTTACAGGCTCTTGATCCAGGTCAGACTTTTGAACCTTCAGAGCAAAGTATTTCAGAAGAAAATTCTTTTGAAACGTCTAGTTCTAAAAGAGTTTCGGGCAAACTACGGGACCCTGAAACAGAAAAAGCTTTTGAACAATTTATGTCAGACCGTGGTTTGACACAAACAGAAGCTGTTGACGTAGCCATCAGGACAGGCTTACGAAAAATGGGCTACGAAGCCTGATTTGAAGCGGGGGGCTTGCGCTCCCCCTTTTTTATGGATATATTAATTTCGGGAAAGAGTACCTAGTGACAAACGAAGCTGATCCACAGAACATCCTTGCTTCGTTACGGCGCTGGCAACTAGAACAAGACAACTCAGGCCCTTTCAGGGTTTACAGAGATCAAGAAGGGCTGATTTACCACTCAGTCACACATATCCTGAAGCACACAGCCCCTCAATCCCAGAAAGATGCCCTGGAGCGTTGGTCCAAAAGAGCAAGCAGTGATATGGAGCGTGACATTGCCTGTGATCGCGGCACCATTGCTCATGAGCACTGTGAATATATTCTCAAAACCGCTGCGAAGTTGGCCCGTCAAAGTGCCAACAAGAAAGGAGCGTGGAAGGTTTGGGATGATGGTTTGGCACG